TCCACATCTTTCAATGCACTACCAGATACTCTTTCACTTTCTTTTGCTTCATTTTTTACATCAGTAGGCTTAGTTTCTGCTGGTACATCTTCCCCAATAGGCACTCCTTTTTTATCCGTACCTTCTATTGGTACGGATAGGTCGGGGAGTTCTTCTTCTTTTGTACTATCTTTTTTAATAACATTTTCTAATGCTTCCAGTTCTGCTTTAGCATCAGCCATTTCTTTTTCAGATAATTCAGGCTTACCGTTTTCATCCACTTTGGATATTGCTTTCTCCAGTTTATCCTTCCGGTCATTCTTTTGTTTTTCGGTTAGGTTTTCTAATAGTATTCCGTTTTCATAGTCTGCTACCTTTGCAGTATGTTCGGCTTTTTCTGCTTGGCGTGGGGGAAGATTTGACTTTGCTTTATTACCTTCATTTTTAATTACTGAATTGTAAAGATAATCGGCTCTTTGTTTTTCAGATAATGGCCCACCTTTATCATTTGCTTTTGGTAATGTCTTGTATGCTTCACCATATTGTTCTATCAGTGATTTTCTTTGCTCAAATTCCGCCTCATTAAGTTGTCCGTTTTTCTTCATCTGTTCTGCAACTGAAATATAATCATCCGGCTTCTCTCCAAATTTCAATCCTGCTTCTTTTTGCATTTGAGTAGGCGACTTATATCCTATCTGTCCTAATCCTGCTCCAAGTATTCCAAAGTTTCCTACATTAATAAGCATTTGCTTAAAATTAACTTCACGGTCATTAACTGCATTTGCTGCTCCCATGTATGCTTCAAACTTGGCTCCTGTTTTTACCCCTTGTGCAAATTGTCCGGGCAATGACTTACCACGTTCTTTTATGGTTTCCTTTAGCCCCTTCAATCCTTTTGGAGTTCCTTTATCTAATACCTTTTGTATGGCATCATCTGACATTGATTTTATTAACTTTTCTGCGCTTGAATTTCCCTTTACCATTGCTCTTATTTCGGTTGGGGTTCCTGCACCAGCCATAGCAAAAGAATTAATAGCCGTACTTGCCATTGCGCTTTTATATGCTTCTGATTGCCCTTTACCTTCTAATAAAGCACTTGCATATTCATCATGGAATGTTGTGGCTGCTGCCGCCGTGAACGTCCTTAAAAACTTTGCCCCCATACCTGCTCCACCAATGCCACCCGTTGCTGCTTCTATTGCAACAAATGGAAGTAAAGCCGTACCCAAATCAGTAAGGCCATATAAAATAGATGAACCATTTATATTTACTTTCCCATCCCTTATGGGAACCCTACCAAACTGTTCTTTATTACTTCTTAGCAGGGTATATAATTGTTGTTCTTTTTGGTCATTTGTGAGTAAGGCGTTATTTTTTATATTGTCTATCTGCCTTTGTAGTTCTGGTTGTATTACTAACTTATCGGTAACAAACTGCTTGTTTTTATCTGTTTTATGGTAAATACTTTCATCTTCTAATGCCTGCCCCATTATAGCCAGTTCTCTCATAGCATTACTTTCATCTGACATAAAAGGGGAACTGGCAGCTTCCCATATACCCTGCGCCGTATTTCTTATTGAAGTAAACGCTTTGCCGCCAGCATAGTTAAATCCACTTGTCTTCTGCCCCATTATCTCCTGAATAGCATCATCAATTTTATTATTAAGCCTTTCTGGATATTGGTTGTCAAGTTCATTATTTTTTATAGCCAACTCGTTCTGCTTATCTTCCAGTTTAACTGCTCTGTTTATTTGTTCATCAGATAAGCCGCCATTTTTTTCTGCCTGTGCTTTTAAACTATTAAGTTCTTCCGTTATGGCGTTTTGCTGAAGTCCTATTCCGGTTTCAATTAAGGTTTGCTCCAAATGATTATACCCCCTTAACTCATCTGGCGAAAGGTTTTTCTTATCAATAAAAAGCCTCTTATATTGCTCTGCCTTTTCTGGCGAAACATCTTGAATATACTGATACCCTAATTGTGCTTCAGGTGAAAGGAATTTACTTTCGGGAGTATCTTTAAATGTTTCTGTTGCTTTGTTATCGGGATTGCCATAAACCTTACTTACCTCAATGGCAAAATTTTTAAGAAGTTCTTCTTTATTTTCTCCACCGTATTCCTGAATATCTTTTGCTAATGACTGTATTGCCGGACGCTGATTGGTATAATCTCCTTGCGAAGTAAATACCGGGAGCATTTCTATACTATGATTTATGCGGTTATAGTTATCCGGGTCTATATTACCTTTGTCAACATCATCCAAAAGTTTTCTTTCAAATTCACTTCTCCATTTTAAATTGGCAATATCTCTTTGATAGAGCGGGTTGTTCTCTGCCCTTTCCTGCATCAACCTTTTGCCGTGATTAGCCAATATGTTTTCAGAAAGGTCTTTTGTTTCTTCATAGATGCCACCTAAGTCAGTATCTTTAAAATCTTCTGCCAGTTTTTTAGCGGCCTTTTGCGCTTCCTCATCTGGTAATGAAGTTGCTCCCTCTATATCAGAAACAAGAGTTGTTTTGTCTTGTAGTTCTTTATATTTTCTTGAAAGACTAATAGGGTCTGTTGGTATCATTTCCCCATTAGCCGTAGTGTACATTTCAACTGTTGGTATTTCTTCTCCACCCACGCCACTTTGCTGTGATAGGAAATTGCCAGCCTCCATTGAAGAACCTTCCAAGTCCAGTCGTGAAACTTTTTTTTTTACTTCTGGTTCATTTAATTTAGCTTCAAATTCCTGATAAGTACCAAGATTAAAGTCTTTTGTGGCTGCGTCGTATAATGACCTTCGTTTGGAAGGGTCTTTAAGTTTTGTTTCAAATTCTTCATAAGTACCTACATTAAATTTAGTAGATACAGCATCGTATAATGCCCTCTTTTTTGTGGGAGGGTCAGGCATTAGCTGCGGCTCTTGTTCTATTATATCTAATTCTTCTACCATCCTTTTGGAGTTGGTTTATTGTTTACCTTTTTTGGAGTTGCCATTTCTTTATTTAACTGTTTCACGCCTGCTTTACCACCCAACAATAATTTGAATTGCTCTTTTGACATTGGCACACTTGCTATTTCATCTACAACGGGGTTTCCTTTTTCTTTCAGTACATTTCCATCTTTATCTCTTTTATAGAATATTGGTCTATACTGTCCGTTTGGCTGTACTGCAAATTGGTCTGGGCTTACCCCGTCCTTAGAAAGCAGTTTTGAAAGAAGTGGGTCTAATTGTATTCTATCCTCTTTTATCCGTTGTCCATTTTTATTACTATCGTATCCTTTCATCGGGCTTGCTGCCGCATCTTCAGTTAACCTTTCAATATAACTATCCACCCAAAGGTCATTAGCGGCTTCACCTTCGGCTTTTGCAGCCTCCCTCATACCAAACAATTCTTTTCTATTCGCCTGCTTTATGCCTTCCATAATTTTTTGCTGCTTAAACCTCTTATCTATTACTGCTCCTGTATTTGGCTTACTTTCTATATCCAATTCTTTTAATGGCAATTTATTTACCATCCCCATTGTGGTTAAGGCTATGGCTTCTCCTAATCTTGTTTTACCTGCTGATTCAGGAAATGGCTGAACATCCCCATATATCCTTTTAAATTCAGGAGAACTCGTAATGGCAAAATAATCATTCTTTACTTTTTCTTTTTCTTCATCACTTAAACTTTCTAAAACTACATTCTCAAATGCTTCTCTATCTCCTCTGCCAGCAATTTCTCTATAAGCATTTTCATATATTTGGTTTGGATGGTTGAACTTTTCAAAAATGTATTCATCATCGTACAAATCTCCTTTTATACTTTTTGCTCCCGTAGGTACATTCATTTTTTTTGATTTCCCCATCCACCCTGAAGTAACCTTAGCCATATCCGGGAATGAATAAACGTTCCTTATATCAAAATCCTCATCTTTTACTTTAGATGTTGGAGTGTTTAACCTTTTTGTCAATACTTCCTGATATGTTGGGATAAATCTACCTTTTTTATCTCCCCTACCTTCAATAATTGCATTTTTAACTCTTTCCTTTTCTTCTTTACTTGCATTTATAGCCTGAAATGCTGCTGCCTTTTTAAGCATTACGTCCATTTGGTCTTGCGGGGTGGCCTTTTGTCCTTTCTTTTGTAAGTTAATATGCGCTTGCTTAAAATCATTATATGCGGAAGTTATTTCTGGAATGTCAGCACTTTTTACGCCAGCAACGTTTTTAGCAAACTCATCGTCCAATGCCTTATCCTGCTGCAATTTCTGCTGCTCTCTTATTTGCTGTTCTCTATACAACCTATTCGCAATATTATCTATTGCTGTAGTGGGTATTGTATAAATATCCCCGAACGCCTGACGATTCTGAAATGCCATGTTACTGAATTATATTTCCGTTTGCATCTAATAATTGACCATATTCATTTAATCTCAAATTTCCTCCATTGGCATCCCCTCCTGAACCGCCATACCCCCTTCTCCTATTACCAAACAATCCATTTGCCCATGAAGCATTATTTCCGCCTTTCATTGCAGAGCCAGCTATCAATCCCGCTGCATTTATTCCTGACATGATTGTATTAACTCTGTTTTGATTTGCAGAACCTTCTACTGCTCTTGCATAATCCATATTACTATTCCATTGAGATAAATCCCTATTCAGTTTAGCCATTTTCCATCCTGCCACATCTTTATTTATTCCCATCAATGTTCTTTCATTACCTAATCTTGCTTGTGCGTTTTGAGAATCTAAATTACCTTGCGCTCTATTAGCGTTATCGTCTATGCTTGCAAGTAATCCTAATCCCATTCGTCTATCACTTGCCCCTTTTAAAGTACGGGCCTGTTGTCTTTGAATAGCCTTTTGAGCCATTACATATTGTTCACTTGGCAAGCCAGTTTTACTTCTCAATGAAGCTAACTGTTGATTCTCTGCCAATTCTTTGGGCAACTTATCTTTTGCATCAAGTTCAAGTTTTTGTTTTTCAAGAGCCTGTTGCTGGTGTCTTGCCCTCCTTTTTTGGTTACTTGATTCCGCAAGTCCATATACCGTCGAACCCACCGCAACAACAGCCCCAATAATCGCCATTGACATAGTTGTACGTTTTACTGTGTTAAATACCTTTGGTTAATTTCACTTCGTATTGATTTTAATAACTTCTCATCTTCTTCGCTAAATAATTTATTATCGTGTTTTTCTGTTACTAACTCTACAAATTCTTCTTCTCCTAAATTATCCGGGTTGGGGTGAAAGGTCATCCAAATTGTGTCAGCCCATAAATATAATAACCTTCTCGTTCCGGGCTTTGTTATTCCGTTCATACCTCCTTCATAAACTTTTTTTTCCCAAACCACCCCATTAGGTGTAATAAGTCCAACACTCACAACTCCTTCCAATACTACAAACTGATGCTCAATTTTATGTTCGTAAGTAGTCCACATCGTACCCCCTTTTGCGCTCCATTTTCTGCCATAAAGGCCCGGCGTATGAACGTGTTCCAATTCCTCAATAGCTGGTTCAAATTCATCCAACATTAGTTTTTCAAGCGCATCTATCCCTCCACTTGTTTCACTTATTGTCTCTATTTGAAATGTTTCATTCATTATTTTTAATAGGTTGTCTCCTTGAATAATATTGAGAACCAAATGCCCTGCCTACCGTAAACGCATCATCTATACTCCACCCATAATAATTTATTCTCGCATGAATATTAACATAACTTAATCCAAGTTCATCTGTCCATTGCCTTAACGTTTGTGTCCTATTATTATATGTGATTAGTCGGCTGCATCTTGTGTTATTTGCTTGTTGTTTTGCAGTAGCCCAATAGCAATTTTCTTTACAATATCCCTTATTATTATCTTTTCTATCTAAACTATACTTTAATGATGGTCTTTCCCCCATATCATTAAGAAAATTAACAAATGAAGTTCTCCATCTTTCACAAACAGTTATTCCCCTTGCTCCATAATTACGATAACTTTTATTTTTTACATTATAGCATCTTGTTTTCATATTTGTCCATGTTCTATACTCTGGAGTTTCGCTTTGTAACCCATCCCGAATTGAATGTCCATGAACCAAATTTGTACCTTTTGGAGTTGGCATATAATTATATTAATAGTTTCGTGGCAAGTTTTGCCAATTTAAATATGGCAGATATAAATATACGAATTTACTGCCAAAATATGTTAGTTTACAAACAATATAATTGCCGCATAAATAATCCCCATCTAAAAGAGCCTCACGTGCATCCGCCATACTATTAGCGTCCCTTAAAAGAGGTGCATTAAACGTTTCACCTCTCCTAATATAATCCTGTTCTATTAAGGAAGATATTTGCCTAAACCCTGTTTGTTCGTTAACTTCACCTGTGTAAATATCTCCATTTTCAGGGCTTTGCCAACATTCATTAGACTGGAATCCGATAGCATCAAATGTTTTCCTTAATCCTTCTTTTCCATTAAAAACAATAGTTACATTTGGATACGTTTGTATTCCGAATCGTTTGCCGTATTCAATATTATTATCTCGTATGTATTCCTGACCATCTCTCCATTCAAAAGTTTTATCTTTAGCACAAAGAACCCATTCCGGTATTTCATCATAAAAACTACAATACCCCTTATGGATTTCATTAAACGAAAACCCTTCATTTGGTATTGATTTCCCATTATAAGAACCGGCTTGAAGAAAAACTACATATTGTTCTTCAAAATAATCATAATATCCTATTATAATAGATAATGATCCATTTGGTCTTATGTAAGGGTCTGAATACTTAGTTATTAAATTTCTGATATAGTACTGCCCAAAAAACAATTCATTTACTGGTATTAACCCATCTTGTGACCTTCTTACTTGGTAACCCCTTATTGAATCTGTAAAAAAGTAACCTAACTTTGTTTTCGCAAAACTTCCCTTATTATTACCTATGCCGTAATTACCAGCCAAATACTGAACATTGGTTCTTGTTATAATTTCGTTTGTTGTAGTAATAACGTCTGCTCCTGCATTATTTTGAAGAACTTTTGCATAAATTGCATACCAACAACAAGACCGCTCTTGTAATATATCAAGTATATGCCTATCGCCTGCATTTAATAATTTTATATCACCAAACCTACCATCTATCTCGTCAAAATTTAATACTGTAAATCTGCTTACCTCGTTTATATTTGTATTTTTTAAATTTGGCTTCCCCCATCTTAATAATTGACCATTATAACTTCTTGCTGCGCTTGGTTCCTCTATCAATGGCCTGCCGTTTGAATTTAATGCGCTTGGGAAATAATCTGAATAGTTGGCATCAATGACAGGAACCGTATAGGGTAGCTGTCTGGTTATTTTAAAATCAACTTCGCTATATGTTTTAGAGTTCCTGTAATCTCCTTGTGAATATCCAAAAATAAACATCCTTGTATTTGGTAACATTTGGAATGTTACGTCAATAGGGTATGTGTGAGGCCCTTGTGTTATTGGCTGCATTGGAACTAAGTCAGTAACATTGCCTAAACTATCCTGTAAATAATACCTGAAATTTTCTCCAAAATCATTAAAGGAAACAATGATAGCCCCCTTCATCCTAAAAACATAAGTTCCGGTTGTTACATTTAAAATTGCCCTATCGGTATTTGTGGCAAGATTGAAGCCAACTAAGTTTTGGTTTGGGGATGAACCGGGAGTAATATTTGGGTCTGAATAACTTTGGCTTGTAAAGTTCAGTGCAAGTGTTGTCCTTCCAATTCCTTGTTCGTATGCTGGAAAGTTATAGTTGTATTCTGCTCCAACATTTATTTGCCTGTTCCTGTAATAGAAATCGCCTTTATTAAAAGTAAATGTTGCTGGTTGGGAAAGATTTGATGTTTGGTTTTGGGTCATACCCTGATGGTATCTTGTGGCTGTTCCCGGATTACCTATGGTATATCTCTCACCAAACTCATAGAATTTATTCAAACTATTTGCAACTGATTGCGCCGGGGTGTACAATTCTATTTCATAGTTAGCAAAATCTGTTGTACCAAAATCAAAGGTAGCTGACGTTGTTGGGAGTGAGATCTTTATGAATTGCCCTTCTCTCACCGTTCCGTTGATATTTGGAGATAACGCCTGTCCTATAATAGAAAAATCCTGTTGGGTATATATCGTATTTACAGTTCCGCTTAAAACCTTGATAAACCTTATCCTATCTCCGGGAGTAAAGTCATAGGCAAGATGTGCTGAATTGGACGGCTTATTAGGGTCTGATTTATTCGCTTCTATAAAAGTATTAAGGTTTTGTATCCCTATGTATGCAAATTCGGTATCCTTATATGTGCTGTTACTTACCCAATAAAGAAACTTTAGTTTTGCAAGACTTTTTGTTCTGCCTATTGTAAAGTAAAAAGCATCAATCGGTGGACGATTGGTAACTGATAAAAGAAGTTGTGGGATATTTGGAACTCCTAATGTTTCTGTATAATTAGGAGTTTGGAAAGACATATTTTCTATGGTTTGAGAACCAGCCGTTCTGCCTCCTTTATCAAAATAATTAAGGCAATATGCTTCTTTATCATTCCAGTTATAAACTGGGCCATTTGTTACTCCTAATACCGGCCCCTGCCTAACTACTATCTGTAAACTTTCGCCTGACTTTTCAAGCAATAAATTATTATCATCAACTACGATAGATGTAGTAAAACCTGCCAATGTAGCTGCAACCGATAATTGAGAAAGAACTCCATTGGTTGTTGGTGCTGCCGCTGAAACAGATAAAGTGTTATTAGTAGTTACTATTGAAAAGTTATACCCAACTTCTATTGTCCCAACAAGAATTATATGAATAACTCCCGTTCCGAAAGCACTATCCCCTGATTGGCTCCCCACAAATACATAGGGTAGTTGTGTATCTGCTTCTGGAATAGATGAAGGTGTTACTGTTGCAGTAATTGGTATTAGGTCAAACCCTTCCGTTATTGCACCATAAATAGGTACATTACCATTAAGCATTTCCATTGCACCTGCTTCCAATGGCACTAAGTCAAATAATTGAATGGCATCTTCAGGGTCAATTTCGGTGTATGCCTGATTGTTGTAAAAATCAAATATGGCAATGTCATTATCGCTTAACCCTAAAGATGCTTTGTCTATGGTCTGGATTAAAAACGGGTCGCTAAATTGATTGGGGTCAACTACTCCATTCTCATCACTTTTTCCGCTAACTTGTCCTAATATTTCAATATATTGAACATCTGCTCCAAGCGTTTCATATACTATTGATATTTTACAGTTCTTTGTTGGGTCTTGGTCAACCTGAGTATCTGCTGCATTTATGGGTAAGCACAATTCGCTTTTAATACTCAACACACTTTTCTCCCTGCTGAAATAAACTGGCCTTGTCATAAAACGGAATAACTTCTTCCGCATGGTATTTACGGTAACGGTGGCATCATCTCCATAAGTAACATAAGGTGGCCTGTTAGCTGGATATTTAATTACTTCCAGAAAATCCCTTGTCATTGTACCATAAGTTCCGGCAAGAGTTCTTTCTATATTTATTTGGCATGGCTCATTTGATGAGTTGATAAAATACAAGGTATCACCTTGCGTTTCATCTCCATAAAGCATTTTTACATCGTATATTTTACCATCCAATGTAAAGTCCAGACAATCTATATCAGCATTAGTTCCGTTTGTAAGCAAAGCAATCCTACTTAATGTACTTACATAAGTTATCCTTATGCTATGGAACGAGTTTGAATTATATATAAACTCAAATATTCTTTGTTTAAGGTCATCGTAAAATCCTCCTATACATTCATTGGTTCCTGCTGGCTGGTTAAATGGTATAAGGCTTAATCCTTCAATATTTTCAATACGCATATTAGCCCCTTCCCCCCGATAGCGGATATTTCTTGCAAATTTTACGGAGTGTTGCCCTATATTTTCATTAGGGCTATCCGTATCCATTATGCCATTAAAGTTCTTTAAATCTATCATTTTTTATGGCGGCGTAACATACGTTATTAAAATATTATCCTTATTTACTACTGCGAATGTTTCTCCTGCATCTGTTGCGAAATTACACTCCGTCTTAAACCCTACCTTATCACCAACCAAAACATTATATACATTATACCCAATCTTATACACGGTTCCTACCGAACTTCCCGGAACAGGGTAATTACTAAGACTATTCAAATTAGGCACAGCCCTTAATCCAAAACCACTCCCCAATCCGTAAACAGATATAACAACGTTATCCCCTAATGCTGTAACTCCTTCTGGTGATGCCATTATAAATATTCAGCTTTATATTTCCTTGATTTAACTTTGCCACTTAAATTTCCATGAATTGATGTTGAACCTATTTTTGCAACTTCAATAGCCTTTGTTATAGTAGGGCATATTATTGTCCTTATTTCGTTTAAAAAAGTAATCATAACTGGTTTGGCGGCATGGTGCTTACTCCCTGCCATTAGTCTTTTTAATCCCATTTTATAAGCATGAATTTGATTTTCAGAAGACGTACACCATTCTAAGTTTTCTAACCTATTGTCGTGCTTATTGCCGTTTATGTGGTTTATATACGTTTTGTTTTCAGGATTAGGCAAGAAAGCTTCCGCTAATACCTTGTGCAGATAAATGGTTTTCTTGAAATTTTTGTAAGTCAATACAGTTATGTAGTAATCGGCTATCCCCCATTTCATAATAGTCTCTCCTTTAACTCTGACAGACCCGTGTTCTCCACAAACCCATGTTTTGGACATAGACTTTAACCTACCTAAATTAGATATTTGATAAAGCCCTTCGTACCCTTTTATATCTTTCCATATTTCTGTCATATTATTATAATTTTACGAACGTAATTTCATGCCCGAAGATTCTCGTATAACCTGATTTATATTTTGTAATGTACATTTTTTATTTGGCATACGTCTTCTGGCCTCAGTCTTAGCAGCTATATACATTTCTCTCGGTGCTATCTTTAACTTCCATTCTATAAATGCTATTACAGCCTCCTGCATTGAAGTAAGAACCATGTAATCATCCTGTTTTTGAGGGGATGATATATATTCAAACAAAACATGGTCGTACCTGAATTGTGGAGGCATTATAATAACCCGGTTGGTCTCATCTACTCTGCAATCTCCATATTGTATAAGTCCATTGCCTACTCCGAACAAATTCACATAGTTACCGTTATAGTAATAATTTAAAAAAAGAGGCGTTGCGGTTAAAGCCCCTATTGAATTATTAATATCCGGGGTAAGCAATTCAAGTCGGTTAGGGTTTAAATCTCTCCATTGTGTAAGAGCGGTATTAATTTTAAGCGTAACCGTTTCGCCACGCTCATTCAGCAACCCAACCTTTGTCCAACTTAAAACGCCCGGCGGGAATGATGCCGTTTTGTTAGCATTAAGGGGGATTCTTACAGTCATTGGAGATGCCGCTATTTCATAACCCAAATCCACTAACCCCCGTAACCCTATTATCCATGCTTGATCTTGGTCGCCATCACTTTTGCCATTAGCATCCAAACAATAACTTACGATAGTTCGTAACGATGTATAGTAGTCTATATCCGTTGGCATTAACTTATAAGTTTAATACGGTCATGGATTATTTTATTTAGATGCCTGCCAAAACCACCTTCTTCCTGTATCTGCAATATTCTAATTAAAAAATCAACTTCGGTTTCAAATTTAGTATCAGTAGGTTGGTCAATAATCTGAGCAGGTATATCAGGAATATAAATAGGTTTTGATTCTTCTATATTCTCCGATAATTCGTTTTGTAAAACTTCTTCTACTGGCTTATCTGCCAATATATTTTCAGAAGATTGTTCTTCTGTATTTTCAATTAATTTTTTACTTTTTGCCATAACGTTTATTTAAAATTAACAATTAGCTACTTTTATTTCCAGAAGGAAGGTCATCCTGCACTATATCCTGCGGTAATCCTAACCTATCTTTTAATTTAGCAATTACCCTTAAAAAAACTGATTCCACTGCATCATCAGGTAAATTTATTGCGTCTGTAAGACTTACTGCTCTTGTGGATGGCATTTCAACGTAAAAAACCTGATTTAATAATGAACTACCATCGCTTGCGGCTAACCATATCTTTTGCCCCGTTACCCAATATCTAACTCCAAACTGCATTGGCATTGTTTTTCTTCTGCCTACTCTTTTTGGTTTTATTGCTATACAATCTTGCCCCTGACCAAAACCAGTTGTTCCGGGATAAACCCTATTAATTGAATATCCTAATGGCAATGATAATGGAGGCTGCGGCAAAGTTGTTGTCCAATATCCACTAACTGTATCTTGTGTTAATGCAGCTAATTCAAATTGAAGAATGTAAGCATCTGGAACCTCCAATGTCCCTAACACTTTTGCGCCATTAAATACTTGCCCCACCAACCCACTTGACATCGCCTCGTTAATATATAAGTATATCTCATTTTCTGTGATAGAAAAATCAGTTCCCGGAAAATCATTATTAAAATGTTTCCATATCCTTTGAACCAACTGCCTCCATGTGTACCCTAATGCCATATTATTATATTGAAACTACTACATACTCAATATCAACGGCGGCGGTGTATGCCTGCATATTTATACTATCTGCATCTGCAAATGCTGCAAATGCTGCTGCCGTTGCCGAGACACTTTCTTTTACATTTCCCATCATAAATGTTTTTCCAGCATCTAATCTTGTGTCAAATGTATCTGCGCCGTTTTTCTTTACCCTGATTCTGCAATAGTTAACAGTGTCTTTATTTGTTATTTGAAGATACTTCATATCTCCGCTAATAAACGTACCCGCTGCCACCGCCGATGCAAATTGAACTACCGTTACTTCTGAACTTGTAGGAATAGTCATTATCCTGCTGTCGTACTCGTTGACATCGGAAATTATTAACTGATTTTCGGTAACTTTTGGTTGACCGTTAAGCGTTATCTGAGTAGATATTGTTGCTGTAAAATTCTGGGCTGTTATCGTTGATGCCATTGTGTTATGTTTTTAATTTTTAACTATCCCCCGTTATGGTGTTTTTATCACCGAAATTTGTAAAATCTTTGTCTTTATAGCTTACCCCAAATGATGTTAATGCTCTTTTAGTTATTGTAATAATTGTGGGGTCTTGCCATTTTGGTTGTATGCTTAATCCTGCATTATAAACCTTTCTGTTTTGTGCATCGTATGTAAATCCCCATACGATATTCTCTGGCTGTGCAACATAGTCTAACAATAAACTTCCGGTTGCTGTACTTGGTAATACTTCATAATAATCCTCATACTCCAAAATATAATAAGTCCCATCTGCCACGCTTGGAGGGTCTATTACATCGTTATTTACATACCATTTTTGACCATGATTTATCTTGGTTACTAATTTTTCGCTTGTACCATCGTTTAATCTTCTTGCCAGACCGTAAATAAAATCTGTTGGCTTTGTCGCCTGTCCGCTCGATATGGTTACCGATCCGGGTATTGTAAAAACTGCCAAATCGGTCATTATGGTTTCATTCAGGATAAGTCCGGTATTTTGTCCAGATTTAGTGTTATTTCTGTTTTGCCATTTCCCTAATTCGTCAGAAAAGTATGCGTTCTGTTCAGTATTCCAAGCATTAAAAAAATCATCTGTGCTTATGGAGCCAGATTGGTTCTGCCTTAATAAAAACTTAAACAAGTTTAAAATTCTATTTACATTCCAATTTACCATCCATATTTATTTAAAAACAGCCTGTCCCTCATTAAGAAAAACAGGCTGCTCACATTATCATAACTCAGTTACTTAACTTTCACTGATAGCCTTTAATTGTACCAAAAATTCCTCCCCTTCTTCGCTCTGGGAAAATTCAAACAATCTTTGCGATATGGCATCATTTGTTTTTAGCCCAGAAATGTCGCATATAATTGAATTGTTTTTACCCCATACTGCTTTGTTGGCATTAAGTTTATTATTTATCAATCCACTCATCAAAGCCTGTTCAATGTAATACTTAATCTCCAATGTTTGATTGCCATAACTTTCAATAAATGATATTGGATTTTTACTTGCCGCTTTACGGTATTCAATCCTTATTTCTTTTTCTGAAAGTTCATTCCCTGAATCATAGTCTTTAGATGGTATGCCTAAGTAATTAGAGTGAATAAGCATCTTTTTTAAAGGGGCTTCTTTTGCCAACATCATTGCTTCTTCAATTTTATCTAACTTCTCTGCTTCATAAGAAGCAACTCTATCTGAATTTTGAGGAGTAAATATTGCTGTTGATGTAGTGGTTTTAAACTGGCTATCTGTATTCCAACTACAAATACTCAAAAACAAAAGCAACATTCTTTCATACCCATCAACTACCAATTTGCCGTCTAAAAAAGCCCTCCTTCGTGTTGATTGAATAAGTTGGTCAATTACATCCTTCTCCTTTGGTTGCTGTGAAACAAATATTGACTCACATCCGTCATAATACCTTATCCCTATTCTTCCATTATTCCACACTATTTGAGAAGTCATTATCAGGTTTTGATATGGCTTAAATTTTTTGTGCGGAAGCGGCTTTTGCGTCTTGGCATCAATTACGGGTTTTTCCGTATTCATATTTTCTGCCGCTAACTGATATACATATCTTTTGTTTGGGTCGAACTCTTGCATTAACGCAAGATGCTCTTTTGAATCTTTAATTACTTTAAGCCCGTCAACTTCGATGAAGTCTTTTTTTAATGGGGCCTCCAATACTGGTGCGTTTGCCATTGTTTTATATTTAAAAGTTAGAGGGCGGCGATATTGCCACCCCCTGTATTATTACTAACCCTATGAAGCAACTCCACGGAGTATGCAAAACTGTTCTGCTGCCAAAACACGAGAGCCTACATAAGCAATCTGCTCATACTTATTCTCTGCTATTGTTGTTTTGGTATTTTTGGTATAACCCAAATCCCATGAGTATATCCTTTGTCCGGCAGTTATATCAGGGTTTTGCTGATACACAAATTGTAATTGTGGGCGGCTTGTTCCGTCTTTAGCATCGGCTATTGTGCCTTGCGGTACTGCCAAACCAAAGAAGGCCCTGTAATCGCCTTGCGTAGGAACATAACCGAATGCTGCTTCAGCACCAAAGCCTTTATAACGATTAAAGAAAAAGTCATAGGTGTCCGTTGAGAAGCCCTTAAAACCATAAGAGGTAGCCGCTTCTGAACTCATACCAACCGAACCGTAGCTAATAGCCCCGTTACGATAGATACCAAACAAAAGATTATTTATATCCTGACGTTGCTTTAAATCTTGCAGGAAGTGGTATTCTCTTGGGCCTCCGTTTGCATCAATTACATTCGTAAGGTTCTGGAAATCTCCTATTGCAAATTGATATTGAACGTAATCAACTTCTGAACCTCTTGCTTCTACGGCAGGAAGTACACCAACCGTTCCGGTATCATCTGTATTTGCGTATGGCACTCCTTCCATAACTGCATCCTGAATATTCATTAGCATATTCTGATTCATAGTTTGGATTGCCAAAGCAGGTTCGTAGAAATTACCACCACCGAAATTAATCTGTGTCTTGTTCATTCCTGCCAAATCGCTCGCTTTAACACTTGCACGAAGAACTGTGCAGGTATTGTCGTAGCGATACATTTTCTGTTGGATGGTTCCTTGTGAATCAGATGCTTCTCCTGCAAGTTGGTTACCAAAAGTTTCCAGCCCTTCCCCTGCGTTAAGAGTAGTTCCAGATGTTCCGGTAATAAGTGTATATAATCCTAATGGGGTTGCCTCTATCACAAAAGCACCTGCCACTGTTCTGTTAATGGAAGTTACCCTGAATTTACGTCCATTAGAACGTATTTTTACAACTTCATAAAGCAAGAATGGTGATTGGGTTCCTGTTGCCCCGTTATTGTAAGATTCAGGACTTTTAAGAGTAATATTAATTGCTGCACCTGCTACACTACTTGTAACGTTTGATGCAACTAAACCAGAACCGAATGGACGGCCCTTTTCAAAATGGGAGAATGTATTTGTTGTTGTGTTGACGGTTTCTACTGAAGACCTTCCCAATATATCCATTACAAATGGGAAATCACTGTTACCGTACTTGGCTATTAATCCGGGGATATAATCAGGAATAACGAAATTTAGTTCGTTAAATATCCCAGTAGTTATCCCGTCTGGATATGCGATAGGCCCCGGTTGGCCGGTTGCGCCTCTAATTATTGCTGATGGCATTGTTTAAAATTTAGAATGAATAATGTTTTACATTATACCACTCCTGCCGCCTGCATATACTTGTGAAGTTCGTTTGGTTCTCCCGTTTGTGGTTGTTGCCTTTGGAAGCTACCTTGCGAATTATCAGGTAATTGGGCTTTGAGAGTAGCATTTTTTGCCTGATTCATTGCTGCCATGATAATCTTTTCTTTATTTTGAATAAAGTAAATATCCTGAAGAAATTGTTTCCTATTCGGGCTTCCATCCGAATTTTTGTATTTCTCAAAATACTTTTGAGTATCAGTGACTAAATCAAGCGATTTAGCAAATCCTTCTGCTTCTGGCTCATAGTGAAATTCAAATGCAATTTTATTGGCTTCGTCATTAAAACTGATTCTTGTTTCTATGTCCTTTGGCGTAAAAGACTTATATGCTTCTTTTGTTTCTGCATCTATTGCCGATGATTGCTCCAAATCTTTCTTATATTGGATATAATCTTGGTCAATTTCTGCTTCAATATTTGGTAGAACTAATTTTGATTTTGCTGCTTCTAATTCCCTCTTTGCAATCTTAGCATCAATAATCTTCCCTGCCTCAATGTCCGAAACTGTTTCCTGCCATTCCTTATGCTTTTCAACCGATTCGTCATCATCCGGGTCTAACGGTGGCTCTTTTGGGAGTTTATACATCTTTCCGAACTTATACTCCACATCTTCTGCCGTCAACCCCTCATCTTTATATTTCAACTGCATAGACAATTTAATAATGTCATTTGCAGTTTCTTTTGTTACTTCCGAAGCGGTAAGCCTGTCAAGCCTCCTTTGCTCATCTAAATATCCATAAACCTCATCTATCTTCCCGGCCTGTAACGCTTTTGCCAGTTTTTCACTTTGTTCGTTTTCATACTTTATTTCAGCCGCCGTAGGATTTGCCTTTAATGCCCTTAGTTCTTCTATTTCCTTTACCGCATCATCGGGGCTTTGCCATCCGTATTTTTCAGTAAACGTCTGAAACTGAAAAACCGGGGCTTCTGTCTGCGTTACCGCTTGTTCTGTTCCTTCCGTCTGCGCCACTGATTGCTCTACTGCCGCTTCTGGAACTATCCCGTTTAGTCGAAACTCCATCTGCTCTTTTATCTGCGCCTCTACTGTTGGTTCTGCGGATGCTTGTTGTTCGCCTCCTGTTTGGATATTGTCAATTAATTCGTCTGCCATTGGTATGGGGAATTTTTATTTAGATATAAAATTATACTATACTTAAAACTATTTGGAAAACTTTATACAAATAACTACCTTTATATACATGAAAAATCAAGATAACGACAAACCATTTCCAATTAGATTGGGAGAATTAAAACCAATACTTCAACAAGAAGCGTTGAATAATGATAGATCGTTGCATTATTGGATAAAAAAAATATTAAAGGATTATGTGATTAAGAAACCATCTTAATCTTATATTGAGGCAATACCTTAATTGGTTTAGGTATAAATTCTGGTCTTATGTCTATTGAACCAAAGCAAGGCAATAGTGCCATCATAAGGCTTATTATCACATCTGATTTTGTTCTATCGCTATGATTATATTCTAATGCCTGAGTAAGCATTACAGGGAAAACAACCCTATGCACATTCCCATTATATCCACCCACTAATGTACCGTCAAAATATTTTTTTGCAACCTCTAATTGCATTGCAAATTGGTACGGATTTGCACTTTCGGTTCCCGGCTTAATAACTCTTTTTCTGGCCGTTATGTCTAAAGCTATTCGTGGTGTCCACTCTAAAAGCATTTGAGCATCCTTTGCGACAAAATAGTCATAATAGGCAGTTCCCGCATCAATTTCAAAATTTACTTTCGCTCCATACCACATACACGCCATTAAAACTTGTTCATACAAATGATTCATTAATCTTGGCTTACCCATGTACAAAGCAACCGGGTACAGACCTTTTTCTTCACCTTCTACAATGTGAGACTTTTTAAATACGCAAATTGTAGCAGTAGAACCAGCTATTGAAAAGCCTGATTTAATGGTGTCAACTCCGATAGAATATCTATGCGTATTTAATGCCTGTAAATTACCTTTATGGTCATAAAAATTCTCTTTATCTGGTGCTTCAAATAAAAGCCATCCTCCCATATCATCATCCATAAATCTTATCTCGTCCCACACTTCATCACGATTAGTAAACATATTGTGTTTCTTTACCTGCTCACGATACAATCTGCACTTTCTTAAATAAACAGGGTATTCTTCTAAATGCCTTATTTGTTGCATTAACATCTTTTCGTTAAACTCGCAAACGCCTGTTTCAAAAGCAAACATATCAAATACATCTAAAGGGAAATCCCTCCGATGCTCCATAAGTTGTTCTCCTTGCTTTAGTGACCTGTCTTTTAGGATAACTGACCTTGCGCCTTCTGTTATCATTTTCCCATCATTTCCCATTATAGGCTCTACCGGGTCATCCACTACGCTTTGACCAAATTTATCAATACATCCAGCGTACCCTTCAGTAGCCGGTACAAAATATCTTACTACCTTGTGTGGAGTTGATAACCCATACGGAAGTTTTGTTTCTGGATTAACTGCATTTTGGTCAGCATCATTCCAGAATTGACGGTAGTTCTCTCCACCCTTCTCTTTAGGATTGACGGTAGTTGGCATATATGCAAACCCTACCTTGTTTCTACCCGTCTTTAAGGTTGGAGATACCTTTGACCAATAAGTATTGATATTTATTCTATGGTACTTGCCTGTTTCATCAGGAAGCAAAAATGAGACCCTACCGGAATCGTATGAATTAATTGAGTTTGATAAAAAGTCACAATAAGAATTTAATCCCTGCCTTTTTTGAATTACCCCCTTTGCAGCTTTTTCTTGTGGTTTAACAAACCTTACAAAGTTCTCTGCTTTACTATCGAAATCACGAACAAAACATGGGATCATTGCTTTAAAACCACGCATAAACATCCCTTGAAAATTCTTTTGCGCTGCTGGGTCATCAAATGACATTGAACCGCCTCTTTTTTCTGGCATCCTTCCGCATATCCACCACATCCAATAGAAGCCTAATGAAGTCGCCCCCTGCCTCCGGCCCTTACCTCTCGTTACTCCCAAAACGTCTGTCTCAAAAAACAGAAACTCCATGAACAAAAAGAATATCCTATCGGCTTCTCTATATTCAGGCTTTTCTCCATGTTCAAGTTCCCAATGATTTACATAACCCCAATAAGAGGCTGGTATGTATGTTTTAATTCCATTTATATAAGCATAAACCCCCTCACCATACGTCATTCTTTTTTCTTCACGTTCTACCCATTCCTTCTGTTCTTTATTGTACTTTGTTTTTCTTTCGTCATAGGGTAGCGAGGCTATTTCAATTAACGCTTCATCATCAGTGAATGGATGGTCAACCCTCCTGAAATATTGTTCTTCTTGTGGTAGATTTTCGTAAAGTATATTCTCTCCGTCACGTAAATCACGATAAGTGCAATCAATACCCTGTATATTTACTACTGCCATTATTGGATTTATTATTGAACCATTTCCTGCTCCATTGGTTCCTGTATTTGCTCCATTTGTTCTTGCTGGTGGTTTTCTTGCATTTCTTGCTGCATCATTTGCTGGTCTTGCGCTTGTGCTGTTTGTTGCAGTTGTTTGTTTTCCATACTTAATGGGATTGCAATATTGGGAACTAACTGCTGTACTGCTGGCATGATAACACTTGGGTCAATAATTCCCTTTTGAATAGCCCCCATAAATCCATTTAGTAACGCAAGTTCTTTTGCTTGGGTTGACTTGAATAATTCCATTTCTTTTTCAGACTTCAATTTTTCTGCCTGAACAGCCATTTCCCCTTCTGTGGCTTGCTTTGCGGATTCCTGCTGTGATTTTATGTTTGCTTCTTCTCGTGCGGCCTGTTCATCTGCCGCCTTCCTTCTGTTTTCTTGGTATGTTTTTGTAAGATACCAATTAGCTAATTTATCATCATCAATTTGCCTAATAAACATTGCATCTTTTAAGGTCAAAGATGGTTGACCTAACGCATCTGGAACTTGGCTATACCTATCAATATCCCTTTCAATAAGTTCACGTTGGTATTCGGTTGACTTCATTTTTACCGATACCTTAAATCTTGTATTAAGCATATCGTCTTTTGATTCCGGCTCCTCTTTGACAATATCGTTCCAATGTAATAAACATAATTTGTAATCAGTTTCTTCCCATATTTGTTTATTAGCATTAAGAATAAAGTCAGTAACATTATTTGCTGCCGTTTCCTGTTGCTTTTGGAGAACACCACTTGTTCTGTCTCCAACATCGCTACCATCCCTATATTGAGGTACGCCAATTAGCAACCTTATTTCCTGACGAATACTATCCAGTACGTTTGTCATTTCTACAACCTTCGCTACGGTAGTATCTTGTACTGTATTAGTTATTGGGGGAGCCTCTCTTGTTAATGGGTCAAGTCCTTTACTGCTCCAAATTTCATTACCCGTTTGATTGAATATTTGTAATACTTCTTCCCACGGAATACTATCTCCTGTTCCTAAATCAAGGTTCCTTGCTGTTTCCACATCAATACGAATACCACTTGGTCGTATCTGTGATATTAATTGTTTCCGCTTTAACTTTACAATAGAATACTCTCTCAATGGTTCCATTATCCTTTCAAATAAAGAGGGGACGTAGCTGCCATCATTATTAGGAATATTTATTGTGTAAGATGAAAGAGGCTTTGAGGTATTTGTATATTCGTTTATTATTAGGTCGGTTGGCCCCCAATAAAGCATAGTATCTCCATAAGGAGCATAGACACCACGCATCCATGTATTTTTACGCCTGCTTATTATTTCAACATTATCTGGCTTTGGTTGCTCTATTATTTTCCCGTCTTTAGTTACTTGTTGGTATGGCTTATTTTTCTTTACCTGAATATTTTCTTTCCCGTAAGCATCTGTTTTTGACACGTAGTAAACATCTTCTCCGCAATCAATTTCGCAATCTAAAATAAGTATAACTGCGTCGTCGTATGGCCTGTTACCTATATAGTTTGTAACTGAATAGCTATTGTCCCATTGATAGTTAAATGTACCTACATTCTTATTTGTTGAAAGCTGGGCCAATTTGAATATCTGTTCTTCTGTTAATCCGTCAGGACGCTCATCGGTCTTGCCAAACTTACTTCTTATATCTTTCACCTTGAAACTCCAAAACTCACCGAACATATCTATCTCCTGCTCTCCACTGTCATTTGAGAAAAAATTCCATATACAATTATTAGCGATACATTTCCTTACTGTATATTGTTTTGGAGCAAGTCTTTCTATTTTAGTTACTGTTGTATTAAGAACAATCAGGTCATAAAGAGTTTTCCTATTTACTACCTTTTCAAACTGAATCCCATCCATAACGTAGTTGAGCATCTGTTCAAATCTTATCTCCTTTGGAAGCCGGTCTTCAAGTTCAAAATATACTTTAGCTGAGAGTTCGTCATCTGGAACATAAGCACCTTCTGGCTCTAAATTAAATCCGGCTTCCATCTGCATAGCATTTACAGTTTCAGCCTCTTTCATCCTAAATAATGCCTCTAATAACCTGTTCTCTTTTTCCGTCATACTTCCATCGTCAACCGCCTCTACGCATGGATAAGTCTTATTTTTACTCATACTTTCTACCAACACACCTACAAACCACGCCGCTATCCTTTGGGGAGTTAAATCCATATTTACCCAACTCTTGTTCCCATCCGAAACGTTCATATAATCCAAGAACTCGTTTTGCGCCTGCATACCTTTTGCCCATTGCAAAAGCATTTCCTGCCTAACTTTCCGTCCGGCATAATAATTTAAACTTTGGTCGTTGGAGTTTTGAAGAAGGTAAAAAGCCTTTACTATTTTTTTGCCCCTTTCTTTGTTTTTCTTTTCTTCAGAGGTTAAAAAAAATCTTTGGAGAAGTGGGTTGTCTCCAAATTGCTGTACGGAATTATCTGCCATCTTTCGGATATTTGGACTTAAAATTATTGCAATTATTGCAATATACCAACTATTTGTGATTCATGCACTTTGGTTACCCTGTGTTCTACGCCTTCCAGATTGTACACAATATCGTATCCTGCGTTCTTTCTGTGCAATAGTATTTGGCCTTTTTTGTATGGTGTCCATCTGGCATCCAAAACTTCTGCCCGGTCAATAAATGTCTTTCGATATTGGATAGGAATTTCAGGTCGGTTATCAACAGATATTCTTTTGCAGATAATATTTCCGTTTAGTGGGCTTATATTTCCATACTCATCCATTTTTCCAAAAACTATATTGTGGTATGGGATTGAGAATAAATCTTCTTCAATATGGAAGGGGCTTGGTAGGTAAAATGTATTGTGGTGACAAAGAATCGTATCTCCTTCTTTTAAATATTTATTCCCCGTTACAACTTGGGCTATGGTAGGCGATTTTTCTCGGAAGTTGCTTTCAAATTTAGGGGCTGATTTAAAGGATACTCCATTGATAACCATTTCCTTTTTTTGATCTAAATTAGACCTTACTAATATTTTTCCGTTAACTGGCTTCATTAGATAACACCAATGATTTCCTGCTCATTTAAACAGAGGTAAATCTTACCATCAATATCAATTTCCTGACCAATGCCAGCGTAAAAAATGGCCTTCTTCCCTTTACCTGTCTTAATATCAGGGTCGGTTACTTTACCCCCTATTGAGAATATCTCCCCTCTGGATGGCTTAACCCTCCCCTTTCCGGGAATTATAATACCCTCCTTTTCCTTTTCTACTGCATCTCTAATTATAAAAATAAATGTATTTGTTGCTTTTGGGAATGACATATTATAATTTTATTTCAATGTTTCACGTTTTTATGACGTAGTTATAATCGAACATTCAGAAGTAAGCACCATCCCAGCTACCGATACTGCATTAACTAAGGCGCATCTAAGGGCTTTTGTACTGTCAATGATACCAGCTTCTACCATGTCTTCAATTTTATCCGACAAAGCATTATACCCTTCGTTGCCTGTCGTTTTTTCTATAACTACTCCAACGGTAGCGGATGGCTCCATGCCTGCATTTAGGCTTATTTGCTCTGCTGGTTTAGATAAGGAATGGTTTACCAAATCCATGCCTTTATGGAAATCTGTCAATTCAGAACCATCAATAAATCTTCGCAATCTCAAAAAGGCCGTACCACCACCAGCTACAAAACCTTCGCTAATCGCTGCTCTTGTAGCCCTTACCGAATCATCCACCCTATCCAACTTCTCCTTTAATTCTGTTTCTGTTGCTGCTCCTACCTGAATAACGGCTGTTTTCCCATTCAATCTGGCTATTCTCTTTTCAATGGCATATTTTTCGTCTTCTGTTTTAGCTTGGGCCAAATTCATTTGAAGGTCGGCAATAAATTCGTCAAACTTTTCTTGGTTCTTTTTACCTGCCCTTATTGTGGTTTCGGTAGGTGATATTGTCACCTTTTCAGCTTGCCCAAGATTTGATAATTCAACCTCTTTAATATCTAACCCATGTAAATCACTTATATAATCACCTCCAGTTACAAGGGCAATATCCTCCATCCACTCCCTTCTTAAATTACCAAATTCAGGAGATTTTACCGCACAAGCCCGAAATCTTTTATTGTATGTATTTATGCCCAAGTAAGCCAATCCTTCATCTTCAGCGTCTTCGCAAATTATAAGAAGTGGTTTATTTTCCTGTATAGATATTCCTATTGCCCGTTCAATTTGAGTGTGGTGTGTAATCTTTTTATCATACAAAAGGATTAGCGGATTATCAAATTCGCATAATTCATTTGCCGGATTGTTGACAAACAGAGGACTAATCCAACCCCTATCAATCTTAAAGCCATCAGCTATTTTTATTTCCGTCTGAACCCCATTACTTGTTCCAATCTCAATTATACCAGAATCCCCAATTTTAGAATAAGCATCGGCAATCAAATCGCCTATAATCTTGTCGTTATTAGCTGATACGGTAGCCACCTGCCGAATACGCTCAATATCTCCTTTAACTGGCGTTGACATTTTCTTTAGTTCTTCAACAACATATTCCAAAGCCTTATCCATCCCCTTTTTTAATTGTTGTGAATTGGCCCCTTCTTCAATCAATTTCATCCCATTTGTAATAAGGGATTCAGATAAAACGCAGGTAAGCGTAGTTGCGTCACCAGCCTGCTTTACTGTTTCTCTTGCCGCTTCCTTTACAGCCAATGCGCCTCTATTCTCTACCGGGTCTGAAAGTTCAAAGTTATCTGCTACGGTAACTCCATCTTTGGTTACAATACTCGGAAGTTGAACTAAACCGTCCTGACCATAAACAGAATTACCAATTAGCACACACTTGCCGGACGGCCCCATTGTACAGCTAACCGCCTTTGTAATCTTTTGAACTCCTGCTAATAATTTATCTCTTGACTCTTTGCCGTAAAGGACTTGTTTTATCATATTGGATTTTTAAAAAATTGATTAAGTATATACATGATTGTTGAAGCTATTGATGGGAAGCCATTATCTTCTTTATAGTTCCTTATTCGATGGTATAATGGTAACCTAATCCTAATTGTGAATATCTTGAACATAGAATATTGTTGGTATCACTTTACATCAAAGTTATACCACTTAACCAATATTCACAAAAAAAATATTCACCTTTATAAAAAATTAATATTTTATGGCAAACAACATCGTATCATTAAGTGCTTACCAAATAGATCAGCACGTAGTTCCGTTAAATCAAGTAACACAGGTAGGTATGCCAGTAGGTGCTACTATGATATTTGATTCTTCCACATCACCAAACTGCCTTTTGTCCACCACTAAAAGCGTTTATTCATTTGCTATACCGCCGGATGGACATAAGTATTATTTTGAAAAGACCTACGCCCAACTCGCCGCTCTCTTTAATGCCTAATCTGGCGTGTTAATTTCAATTTCTGGTGACACCAAAGGTTCTGGATACAGAGCCTTTGGTGCGTCTCCATTTAGAACTGACACATAATATTCCAATGCTTCTTGGGCAAAGAAGTCGAAGGCATTTTCTCCATAAGGAATTACATTAGGAGCAAATTCACATAACTCTACTATACGTGGTATTTTTAGTCCTTGCGACAACTGGAAGGCTTGCGTTTGATTGGATATATGAAATTTGCACTGCTTTAATGCCTGTGCCAATTCAAGAAAATCATTAACTACCAACCGGGGAATATCCAACCCATTTCTAAGTCTAAATATATGGTATTCCAATTCTGTTCCAACAAACAAAACGTCATTTTCATAATTACTCAAAAACTTGTAGCTTATATTTGGATTATTATACCTTTCGCTCCTTGTGACTATTATTTTGCCTTTGGCTAAATCTTTGTCATTATCGGGAACCGTTAGCCATACTTTAGATAAATCGCAAGCTAAATCCGGCCATGTATAAAATTGCCACCTACTGATACAGAAACTTGGCATCCCGACATTTGTTTCACGAAACATATTGAGGTCAATGTGGATTTTCTCATTATTCCACACTTTAGCATCAAGAATTGATTCTTGCGCCCTCAATAATGGTATCATCATTTCTATCATCTTACCATTTAGCATAACGTTTTCTCCTGCATCATTGAAGGTTGGATGAACGGCTCCTTTATAATAAAATGCCTTTTGCCCATTTTTCAAATACAGGACAGCCTTTTTACCATACTTTTTATAATAAGTATTTATTGCCGGTATTGCAGCCCACGTATCCCCGATGCTACCGTTGTGTAAAAACGTTGTCACCCTTTCCATTTTGTATTATTTTTTTTATTTTACTACCCAAAGAGTTAATGAAAACATATTTCTATTTAAGGCATTAAGCAGAATATCAGCCACGGCTCCGGTACAAGACTTTGTAATATCTGTAAAGCCCCCCATTGTTAATATGCACCAAAGGGAATCTTCTGTTAATACCTGTTTATGTTCTTCAAAAAATAATGCAGCTTCCATGAATGTTGGTATAGGATTGGCCTTATCAGTAACTCCAAATAATTCCTGCCAGTTTTCGTTTTTATCTCTTGGGTAAACATTTTTAAAATAAGTTGCATCGGGAACAGATACCACCATTACCCCTCCGGGCATAAGAACCCTTTTACATTCTTTTATTAATGATACTGCTTGTTGGGCATCTAAGTGTTCAACAAAGTGAGAAAGAAAAATACCATCACAGGAATTGTCTTCAAATGGGATTCCTTTAGTCAGGTCATGTTCAACATAGTTTTGTTCTGCATCTATCTGTTCACGCTCCTTTGTTGATTCAGGGAATATGCTTTTTAAAATATCTATATTTATAAATGGTTCCGGGGGCCTATATGCACTACAAGCTAAGTTTAATATTCTCATTCAAATAGTTTTTTATAGTCAACGCCTGTTATTTTGCTAACTCCTTTCAAGTACTCTTTTTGCTCTGATTCTGTCATTGCTGTAATATCTGTTCCGGGATTATCTGGTAGTTCTTGGCTAAAATCAAGTGGGAAGTTTTCTGGTCGTCTTGATACCAATGCAAGTCCATTATCTGCACTAAATTCCATAATGTCGCAATTTGGTAATGGGTTATCACGAAGTTCTTTTAAAAACAACTTTGTACCAACGCAATTCCTTACATCATCAAACCCAATTACTTTTGCTCCCCTATCCCATGCCATCATAAAATCTCTTTTACATACTTTATAACTATGCCATCCATCCACATAAGCAAAGTCTATTTTATCAGGCCATTGTACTTCATCTGAATTACCTTCTAACAATGTTACAACATCAAGCACTCCTGCTTTGGTAAAGTTGTCTATCAGGTGTTGTTTTGGGTCGCCATATTTTTCAACGTGTTCATGTAAACTAAAATTATCTATGCAGTATAAATGACCTTTTTTATTTTCTTGTAATGCTTTTGCAAGAAAGCAAGCGGTATATCCACGATATGTTCCAACTTCAACAACTACTTCCGGTTTCATAGCCCTTACTATTCCGTACATTATTTTTGGATGGTCATATCTCCAATCATGGAATAGTTCTTCTATAAAGCCAAAGTAATTGTTATCCATTTTTTATTTCTTTAAAAGTATTGTAAGCATTTTTATTCCTACAAATATTAACGCTATGCTACATACTGCCATTAATGAATATAATATTGTAAAAACTATTTGCATTTTAAATAAAATTTGGGTGAGTAGGTGCTGCTTCTGGCATTGGTGTTTCCATTCCATTATACACTTGTTCAAGTAAATTATTTGTTCTGGTAAATACGCATCCGGGGCATAGATTTTTACAATCTACTAATGACTTAACCGGATTTTCATACAACTTGCTTACTTCTGAACCGTGACATATTCTCCACGGATTAGCAAACTTGTGTTCTGCTTTTGCATTCAACACGCAACTATCGCAAGCGAACACATACCCGTCGCTGTTTAAAACGGGGTGGCTGTATCCAAGTAGGCACATTGAAGGAGCTTTCGGTGGCTTGTATTGCACAAACGCAACATCAGGATTAATTATATTTGCTATCTTTTGTAGTTCATCACAACGACCTGAAATTCGTTCTACCTCTAAACAGTTTGGTAATAGCCTTAAGTATGTTGGACTATATGAATCAACATAGTATTTTAATTGTTCAGTAAGCCACGGCAATCTCTTTTCTCCATATTCAATTTCAAGTTTATCAACTGGGGAAATAAGGTCTTCAAGCGTACTTACCTTACCGTGGTTTTTATCAAGTGGTTCGTGGTAAATATCATGGTAAACATAGCTGAATCCTAAAGTGGTTTTATTATTATCAATCTGCGGAACATACACTTCTTTCTCTTTATGGTCAAGTCCTGACATTGAAATCCTAACCCATGTAAGCATATCCATTGCTTCGCCTGTAAGATTACGCCAAACTAAACGTCCATTATCATCATGCTTCATAGGCATACCGTTTGTTATCATTCCTATTTCAAGTCCCAAACCTTTTACAAAGGTTATTAATTCGCTTATTCCTACTTTTGTTTCGGGGCATTTATAAAGCAATGGATTGCCACCTCCACTAATGATAACCGACTTTAACCCCAACGGAATTAATTGGTCAAGGTACTCTTTCATAGCTGCCATGGTAAGAACATTCCCCTCCCTTGTTGCAACCGAACAGAATGCACAGGTATGTTGGCAAATATCTGTTGGCATCAGGTGTGTCGTAATTGGAGTTCCTTTGCCTTCTCGTAAATTCTGCATTGCTTCCTGATGGTAGAAGAACTTAGAACCTGTACTGGTAAAGTCGTTGATTAGATTGCTCATTTTATTATCATTTTTTCGCCCCTTTCAAGACGTTGGTAATTTTGTTCGTTAAATTGTTTTGTGCCGGGGTAATTGTTTCTGAAAAATGGATGGTAGTGGTCATGGTAAATTAACAATGAATCATCATTGTGCAATGGGTCTTGTCCTGTTCTTGTGTCCATTAGTCTTTCGTGCATTCTTACATCAGATACATACTTTACTTCTGGTACGTTTCTTACTATTCTTAATTGATAATCGGGTATCAAATTCCAGTTTTGTGTAGGATTTTTATGTGTGAAGTCCATCCAATGCCTACGGATAGTTCTTACTGCCATTAAAGAATCGTTTTTTGATATAACTTCTTTTAAAGCAAATCCCTGAATGTTTAGATTATCGGTAGTCGTTACTGTAAGGTTAGGTGGTACAAGAGAAACAATATCCCACCTATCATCCCCTTCGCATTTAAGTTCTGGCATATAGGGATTAAACCTTTCGTCGGCATCTAATATCATTCCCCATTCGCATCCGTGTTCGTGGATAAGTCTGGAGCGTATCACTCCAAAACCTTTATCTATATCATCAAATACAAGTTTTACTTTGAATTGTTCACATAGTTCAATGGTTCCATCGGTTGAATAAACCCCTCCCGGCCCGGAATGTACTACAAATAATTCATCAAAATATTGTGATGCTGTTTCTAATAAACCCCTTAATGCTATTGCATCATTGTAAACATTAATTGAAGCTGCTATACTCATGCGGATTTTTTAATTTTCTTACAGTAAATAATTCCAGTAGAACCTAAATATTCTTCACTGGCTTTCTTTAAACTTTGGATTTTATTAGAAACAAAGATAGTGAAATCTTTAGCGAATGGTTCTATTAAATCCACCCATCCTTGTAATGTTTTTCGGTGTATGTGCGTTTTATCCAGTTCATCATTAGGGTATATGTATTCTCCGCCTTCTGACTTTGCAAGGGGAACAATAAATATTGCAGCTTCCATGCAAATACAAAGCAACTCCCCAAGCATTTTGGTTAGTTCCTCTGTGGGTATATGCTCGAAAGTATCTTTTGAAAAGATGTAATCAAATGGCGATGGGCAATGTTCAAGTTTATTAAATACGCACCCTATCACATCTGCGTCACAATTTTTTATAGCCCATTCAGATATATCAACTCCAAAAGCCTCTACATGATGTTCTCGTAATGCCTTTACGAAATAGCCACGGGAACATCCGACATCAAGAACGGTATCTCCTTTTTCAACCCCAAATATTTGCATAAATGACTTAGCCATCGGTAATGTAAGTTCAGGGAGCCACTTATAATCAACATAATTCGATAACCCACTTTCAATCCCATTCATGTAATAATCCTCTCCAAATAGTTCTTTTTTATCTGTTGTTACTCCCATTTGTATTATTTCTTTTTAGGCAGGCTGTCGGTTAATTGTTGGTTTACTTGGGTTACAATCTTCATGTATATTCCCTGAGCATCTTTTAAGGGAAGCTGGCTAACCCCATTAAGTACTACTGACCATTCAGTTACTGTCATTCTTACCGTTGCTTCTTTCTCTTGGGTTTTCAGGGTAAGTTTATCTTCTTTAGGTTTTGAAGTAAAGGCTATAAAAGCAGTAGTAATGGCTACTGATATTAATACAAAGGCTATCTTCTTTATCATTGGTTTATTGGTTTTATATGAACGGTTATATTTGGTTGTGGTTTTGGAGTGCAATTTGAGCAATATCGTACTATCTGAAAGTGATTATCTTCTTTACGATTACAACAATCGCATTTAACTTCATAATAATAGTATTTTCTGCTTAACGGAACCCTTTCCTGTTTGCAAACATCGCAAATGCCTACTTCAATATCGCCTGCCATAGTTGTATATTTTTATAGTTTGTTAATTAAATGCTTTGTTCGGTTATGCCCAAACTTTCGTCATCTAACTCCTCCGCTGATTCTGGGCCATCTCCTCCCCAATAGTTAAGTGTGTTATATTTCATGGTGTGGTGGTTTGTGGTTCTGTAATTAATTTAACAAAATCGCTTCCGATACAATATATATTCAAGTAGCCTTCGTCGTTAGGATAGGGTATAGTTATTATTGTGCCATATTGGTCATATAAATTTTTTATGTCGGGAGAAACTTTAATGGTTAAAATTTTATCCACTTCATTAGTACCCATTTGTCCTAAAAATGTTTGAGCTATACTAACAAAAGATGTATAACTAATATCTAAACATTGCTTCATTATTTTTGCTGTTAATTCCATACTGTCCCGTATTTAAGTTATAGTAGATGGTTGGTTGAATTTAGTTTCGATTATTTTTAGTTTTGCTCTTAGGTCAATGAGTAATTGTTTTAATTCGTCACGGCCCCATTTGTAAGGCTCTCTTGATATTTCTCTTAGTCTATCCACTATTCCTTTTTCTTCTTGTTCTAACCTTTCTGCAAAGACCTCTATATTTCCATGCTTCATTTCATTGCAGGTTTGGCATTGCGGACGGGCATTTAAAAAAGACCATCTTATTTGAGAGTTTTTCCTACTTTCAAAATGGCCGCATTGCATCAAAGAAAAGTGCTTTACGGTTGAACAGGTGTAACATTGGCATTGTCCATTACTCTCTGAATACATCATGCGAATTATCCGGCTGAATACAAAATCAATATCGTGTATTAATGCACTTCTTTCTGATGCTTCGTATTCTTCACTATACTGGCTCCCTAATATATTTTCCCGGCGTAACTTATTACCTAAATTTCTTGCTGCTGTTCTACGGTTTGCCTTTGTTATTTGTTCTTCAGCCTTTCTTCTGTTATTACAATTCAAGCACCAAAGTTCTTTACCCCTCTTAACGCATTCTGTATCTTTTGAGGGGCATTGGGTGCAATCTCCGAATTTCGATTGTGGTAAATAACTCATCGGGAAACAAAATAAATAAATACTTTTCAAAGTACCAAATAAAATATTTTTTATAGAAAGTGTTGGATATTTGGAATATTATATTTACGTTTGCCTAAAATCAAAAAACACAAAATATGAACTTTCCCGATTATAGCCCTGTTTCTTACAAAGAATTTCAGAGGGGTTTGGCTAAGACATGGGCTGATTATTTGGATAAGGGTGGTAATGAAGTAAAGCTGGCGGCACTCCTAAAAGTAAAAACTACCCAAACAGTACGCAATTCCTTCAATACAGATAAACAAGGGGTTTCCGATGCCATACTAAGCAAGGTGTGTGATTGTATTGGATTTGAAGGGTTTATTGTATGGAATAGGGGGGTAAGACAATATTATTCAAAATCTAAATAAACACACATGATAATTATAGAACCAACCCGCAGCCTAAAGCAGCCCTTCAAAGTAAGGTACACCGCTCCCGGAAATAATAAAACAGATGCTCATACCGAAAACCTAACATCAAAAAGAAACTGCTGGAAAAACATATACTCTCTATCCCGTAATTTTCTATGTAAGTGTGGAGAACAAGAAATAGAAGTATGGGATAAAACTGTGGAAGGGTCAAAGCCTTTCTGGTACACTGTTTCAGGGATAAAAAAGAAAGCGGGGGTTAGGAAATGAACAACGGAGTTGGATATACCACACAATATGAAAGGGCTGCTATAATAGGATATTGGCGTAGCGGGGCTTCTATTGAACAAATGGGTATAGCCATCCCATACATTACTCACGAAAGCATTAAAAGAATTATATCTAAATACAAAAACTCATTGAAGGGGTATAAAACAAAATAAATGTAATCTGGTAAATTGCGAACCCTTTCTTTCAGGGATAGGTAAGATGCTTATCCCTGCTTTTAAAAATTAACTTTATGGGTAGAATAATAATAAATAATGAAAGCGATTTGCCCGACTATAAAGCTATTGAATTGGTTTTATCAGTAATGGCTAAAGGAAGAATATCTAAAGACGGGAAACAGTATTGTTACTTATCTTGTTTTGATTTAAAAGGCGTACAATATGATGTATCAACCGATTTAAGAAAAGGTAGCGATAGTTTTACTGTTTACTACTCCCCATACAATAAAAAATAATTTCACTAACCCAATAAATAAAAAAGGATAAGAGTATGAGAGAAATAAAATTTAGGGCTTTTGTAAACGGGGAAATGACCAATGTAAGTTATCCGCAAACAATAACATTTTCTGATGGGAGGCTTACCTATTGGGATGAACTAAAACATTCGGCCAACACAAGTGCAATTATAATGCAGTACACAGGATTAAAAGACGTAAACAATGCAGAAGTTTATGAAGCAGATTATTTCGATACCGAAGATGGATTAATGGAAGTCTATTTCATAGACGGTAGATTTATTCTTATGTGGGCTGATACCGGAACTTATAGGTGTGAATTGCATGAAGCAGTAAATAAACTATCAAAGTGTGGAAACAAATACGAAAACCCCGATTTACTAACCTCCTAAAATAAAACAACTCATGCAGCCTAAAACATCCATAGATGCCTATAAATCGGTAAATGGTAAAATGTTGGCAGATCATTACCAAAGGATTTTATTAGCTTTAAATCGTCTTAAAATAGCCATATACGAGGAAATAGCAACTGAGTGTGGTTTCACCGATAAAAACCAAGTAAGCAGGAGATTAAAGGAATTAGAGGGGATGGAACTGGTTTATAAGCCCGGAACTAAGAAAGCGACATCCACCGGGAGAATGGCTTACCAATACTCAATAAGAACAGCAGACACTATTGTTACCCCAGCAGAAAAACATTATCGGGAAGGACAAACAACAGCAGCAGACTACGCCTCTGAACTTATTGCTAAAACTAAAGCAGCACAACTTCAACAAAAAGAGTTATTCACAGAAGAAAAATTTTTTGGGTGATTTGGTTTTTCTTTTTACATTCGTGGTACGCTAATTTCTTAACAATGGATTTCATTAAATTTTATAGTACTTAAATAACGGTTTGTCCCCGGCTGTTTTCGATTATTAAGTCTGCGTCCGCAGCACCCATATAAGAGATTAGCGGCAGTCGGGGACGGGCTTATTATCTCTATACCACAATGGTAGGACACATCAAAATTGACCGTAAAATTCTTAATTGGGAATGGTACAGCGATTATAAAATGGTTCACCTTTTTTTGCATCTTCTTATTAAGGCTAATTACAAAGAAAATAAATGGCAGGGTAGAACAATTAAGCGTGGGCAACTTATTACAGGAATTAATAAACTTAGCGGGAATACGGGCCTTTCTGTATCGCAAACAAGGACTTGTCTGAATAAATTACAGACTACAGGCGAAATAACAATCGAGGTAACAAACAAATATAGCATCGTAACTATCTGTAAATATGAAACTTATCAATCTGAAAAAGAACACAATCGCAAGCAGGATAGCACTCCACTTGACACGCCAGATGACAAACAAGATAGCAAACAGGATGACTACACTTTAAGAAAACAAGAAGATAAGAAAGAAAACCCATTAGCAGAAAAATCGGGGATTGTATTGGAAATGATTTCTGTTTTTAAAAAATATAACCCGCATTTTCAGGAAGAACCAGAAGTGCATTACGCCCCCTGTTTACAAATTGCCTATCGGATAGCAAAAAAGAAAGGATGGGAAAAAAAGGACATTTTTAATGGTAAGATGTCAGACACTCTAAAAAGCTGGGAAAAAATAGTCCAATTTGTTAAGGCCGATGAATGGCTTTCTACAAGGTCTTTAATTGATTTGAATAGTGCTAAAGAGTGGGATAGATTAATGAATAAGATGGCTACACCAACGAATAAATTAAAAGAGCAGCCAAAAGTAGATAAACTGCCCGATGCAAGGGAATTGGCTAAAAAATACTCATAATGTTTATAGAAAACGTACACTTTTGCAAGGAACTTGAATATGCTGTTTTGGGAGCAGCAATGATAGAACATGATGCTATGGGAAGGCTTTATAAACTGATTGATAAAGATGTTTTTTACTACGAAGGGCATAGTCAGGTTTTTGAGGTTATGCGTAAAATGTGGGGTAATAACGAACCGATTGATATAGTTTCCGTTTACCTACGATTGATTAAAGAGGGTATATCAACAATTCAAAACTACAATACGCCGTGGTATGTGTGCGAAATAACTAAAAATGTTGTTTCCGGGGCCGCATTGGAAAATCATTCGGTATTGCTTAGAAATATGTACATCGAAAGGGAAATGAAACGGATAACACTTTCTGGTATTGGGGAGCAGGATGGTATGCAGGCAATAAAAACCATTGACGCTAAAATATCCAAGTTGAAGGAGAAAGTTATTTTAGACGATTTCAGGGGTATTGATGAAACGCTTGTTAATCTATACAAACACATGGATAATGTCAAGCATAAGGAACTAACAGGTATTACAACAGGGTTTAACACATTGGATAAAATGACGGGTGGTTTACAGCCGGGAGGAATGTACATTATTGCTGCCCGTCCGTCAGTTGGTAAATCTGCTTTTATGGGAAAGATGGTTTTTAATGCCGCAAAGAAAGGATATACCGTTGGGGTAATTAGTCTTGAAATGACCGACAATCAAATTACAGCCCGTATATCTTCCCTTGCAACTGAAATCGAATATTGGAGAATTTATAGAAGCAGATTGGTTGATGAAGAACAGGCAGAAAAGTTTTACCGCATAACAGCAGAAGTTTCAGAACTACCAATAATGATTAGCGACAAAACAGGAGTTGATATTTCGGAAATTAAAGCAAAAATTTCTCGGATAAAAAGAAAGGCTAAAATAGATATTCTGTATATTGACTACTTACAATTACTTGACACCGATGATAAGGAAAGAAACTACAATCGTGAACAGCAGGTCAGTAAAATAAGCCGTGGGATAAAGTTGCTTGCAAAGGATTACAATATGCCAATAGTTGTACTTGCTCAATTAAACCGTGTAAGTGAACAGATAGCAGATAAGAAACCAAAACTTCATAACCTGCGGGAATCGGGTAGTCTTGAACAAGATGCTGATGGGGTTATATTTCTTCATAGGGATTGGATGAGTGGGATAAAAGAAAATGCAGATGGTAATTCAACCGAAAGAGAAGCAGATATAATAATTGCAAAATGGAGGGATGGCGAAATAACGGAATATAAGATAGGGTTTGATGGAACCAAAATGAAATTTTTTGAGTTTGAAGAAAATAATTCAACCCAATTCCCAAAACCCCCAACCGATAATCCATTTTAACTACTAAACCCCAACCAAAAATGAACGACTTTTATTTTTACTTTGCCCGAAAAAATCAGGAGAAATTCTGGAGAAACCCCAACCGTAAATTTAAAAACAGAGTAACTAAAACAAGTAATGAGGAGTGGGATAGATGTCAAGAAATATTGAAAACAATAAAACCAAATCCATGCAATCAAAGCATCCCTTAGAGGAAATAAAGTGGAGTGTTATTCCGATTATTAACTACCGGGGAATACTTATTGAAAAAATGTGTGGTGGGTACAGGGTATTTGGCAAACTTTGCTCCTCCCCCGAATCGGTAGATGAAGCCATAGACAATGCCACTTCGATACTTTCAGAAAGCATTACTGTGGTTAATGATGGTTCAATTAGCTGTCAGAACGCAATACAGACCAATACAGACACTTTCTTTGAAAACGAAGGGAAGACTAAGGGGTAAAATTGAGGCGAAATTTAAGGCTTAAAAACACAAATAAAGCAATTATGACAAATGAAGAAAAGTTTATAAGTAACTTAGAGGTTTATCTTGGGTATAAACTGGATGAATATGGGGTAAAGAGGGTGTTGGGGTATTTGAACGAATACCGGCTAAATATTCCCCCGTTTATCCTTAAAGGTAAATCCGAAAGGGTAGTAAAGGTAATAAACCCGGCCCTTCCCATCCCATCTGCTGAAGACATAATATATGAAGCCAAAAAGATATGCCTTAAATATGAGATTGATTACAGTGCTTTTTTAAACCGGGGGAGAAGGAAAACCACCTCCACCATTGCAGAGATAAGAAAAGAGTTTTGCCGGGAAATGATGACCAACTACAATATCCGAAGAAAGCAGTTAGAAGAATATTTCCGGGTTGACCACGCCACCATAATCTACTACCTACAAGGCAAGAGATACATCCGTAAAACTAAAATAAAACAGGCTTCGTAGCCCCTACCGGGAGGAGGGGCGTTAGGGGTTAAAAGTACACCAAAAAATTGCGGAAAGTGTAGGAATCGAACCCCGTGTTTTACCACTGCGCCTGATTTCAAGTCAGGATGTACACCAATGTACGCCACCTTCCATAAAGCGGAAAATTGAGTACTCGAAACTCATACCTTTCGGTACACACTGTTTAGCAAACAGGTTTGGACACCTTTCCAATTAATCTTCCATTGTGGGATAAGAAAGAATCGAACTTTCGTGCCTACGATTTACAGTCGTTGCTGGTTGCCCTGACCTTTATCCCATTGTACCGATATTCAGATTCGAACTGAAAGACACAAAATTTTAAGTTTTGCGGCGTTACCTATTAGCCCATATCGGCCTGTACCACAAATCGGATTCGAACCGATACATAAGTAGTTCCTAAGACTACCGCCTCTGCCGTTGGGCTACTGTGGTATAAAACAAAAAACCCCGAATTAACGGGGCTATAAATAGTTCATATAATGACATACCTATCTCCCGTCTGCATCAAGACTTAACGACAAGAGTAGATATGATTTTGTAAACTTCATGCTGCAAACATAAAAAAGTAAAATGGTAATTCCAAACAATCTTTCCTTCTTTTAAATTGTTTACGTTGTTGGCGGGGTGGGTAAGGGTTGCCAGTGGGTGACTATTTGTTCTACATCAACTCCTAATTCAAGTATTCTCCATCTGCCATTTACATATACGCCGATTGTTACAGGGCAATCATCTACTTCTTGATTGTGCACCAATACCCATTCTTCCTCCTCCGGCAACCTATATTCAATCTTCACCCAGTTGTCTTTGGCTGGTGGGGTGGAGGCGGAGAGGGCCGTAAGGTCTGAAATAATATCTTTATAAGTATTAATCCTCATTCTAACTGCGAATAACTCAGTCTCATTCGGGTTGCTTGTTTTAATATGTAACTCTAAACTGTTTATAAGGCCTTGATATTTTTTTATCTTACTACTTACCGCTTCTTCCATACCTGCTGGTGCTGGTGGGTGGGCGGAGTAACCGGCAAACTGATTTTTAGCCGCATCCCAATAACCAAAAAAGGTATGTTTATTTTCAGGATACATTCTAAACGCATTGGCTGCACCCTTCCAGGCAATACCGGCTATCTCCTTTATGGTTTGTTCCGCCATTCTCTGCACATCTTCGCCGGGGGAGGGTTCGCTTTCGTCGAGCCGTTTAAATAAATCGTAAAATGCCTCAAATACACGATTATATTCTGAACCGGCATTAAGTTTTACGCCAGATTTCTGTAAACTGCGCATTTGCTTTTCAACTCTATCTGCGATTGGGTTATTCTCAAAGTTCATGGTTGCTTATTTTTATTGAGTGAATTTATTTTCGTAATATTCCTCCGATGACTGGTTACGATATAACCCATCTTCGTGAGCATCCACTATCTGTTCCTTTTCTACCGGGAGTAGGGAGGTGGCTTTCTCAATACAAGCACGATAAGCAACTACTAATCCACCTGAACCAATAGATGCTATTTCCATACCTTGTTCTTTGAAATAATCTCTTGTGTTTTCAGATTCATGTTTTAATACCTCAATTTCTCTGATTAGCTGCATGAGGGCTGTCATTTCCTTTGGCATGGTTATCCTTTATTGGTAATTAAAATGTTGCTATAAAATGAACGATTGCAGCAATTCCTAACAAAAACAGTATTAAGAATATAATTAAACATCCTTTTGGTATTAAGTTTCCCATGTTGTTTATTTTTTTATTGATAGAATGTCGTCCAATAATTCCTGCTGCTCCATTTGGTCAAGTTGTATATGAAACCCAGTAACACCGTATCGCTTTGCAGCAAATATTTTGCTCCACTTGTACTTTACGTCCGCTGCCGTCTTCTCCCCTTCCAGCTTCTCTGCCTGTAGGGGTAGGGCTATGATGCGTCGGCGGTCTTGGTTATAATAGATTTCATAAGTCGCTTCGTCCACATTTATCCAGTTTGTTTGACCGCCGGGCTTAACATGCCATTGCTTCACATAATCAATGCCCTCGGTTAATACCTGATTGTTGGTAAAAGGATTAGGTAGATCGCATTGATAGCACTTACCTATTGGTGTCCCTTCTTCATAAATAAACTCATCAAGGTATATTGCCTTCCCTGGGGTAGCGTTGCCTCCGCCAATTCCTTCGCCTGTTATGTAAAATTTGCGTATGTTCATTTGGTTAGGGGTTTATTTTTTCATTGCCATTTCAATCATTTTCCCCAATACAATTTCACCTAACTTTGTTTTAAATTCAGGGTTTGCAATAGCATTAGCAATAAGTTCATCCACGAATTTCTTTATCACTCCTTCCTGTTCTTTCAATGCTTTAACAACAGCATCATTAACTGGGTTTGAGTAAGAACTTTTTAATGCCTCTGTTAAACACTTTTCAATACCTGCTCTTACTTGTTCTTCTGTGATATTAACCTTCATCTCTGTCATAACATTTGTTTTTATAATTATTAAATTGGTTACATTATTTTCTTTTTAATACCGAATTTATTCTTATAGTCTGTGATTGTTATTTTATGCCCCATTCTGTGCCTGTATATCCAGTAATCCATTGCAGGGCATGGGTGGGTTACTGATCCTCCTTTAAAAACGTAATCGAATACCGGGTCATAGTTATCCACAGGAGCTTTGACAACATCGGTTACGGTTATCTGCCTATTGTCAGCATGAATATAATACCTTCCCCTCTGTACTTTAACCGTGTATTCTTTGCCGTGTACAACAACACAATTCCGTGTACTGTTATATTTTGCGTTTATCAAATCCATTGGGGTATAATGTTTTATAAGTTTAGTGCGTAAATTGTTGTGTTAGCACCAATACTACCATTCGTTTCCAAATAGACATTCTTGGCTTGTTTTAGGTTTGTTTATTATTCCCATTGCTATATTAAATATTGTTTTCCCAGCTTCGTAATCAACTAAATTTCTGGCAATCTTTTGAACAGGTTGAGTGCCTTTGTATTTAGTAAAATCGTAATTATGAAATTCACACCATTTTTTAGTTTCGTCTTTGCTTTCCATAATTGAGTGCTTTCGTTCTCCTAAATCATTCGGCAACCTAAAATTAGTCCAATACAAATGCCTACCTATTTTCTTTGCAGGTATTAATGGTTCGTAATATGGTATTACATTTTCAACACAATATTTGCCCTCATAATAATTTTCTAAAAACAATATTTCTTCATACAGCTTCAAGTCAGGGTAAATTGGCGTAGTTGTATTTCGCCTTGCAAATCTTGCTCTACTATGGCTTGGGCAAGGTGGAGAACTCCAAATGAAATCAAACTCATTAAAGTGTTCTAATAGGTATTTGTGAGCATCGCCAACTATTACTTTATCATTCGGAAATCTCTCTTGGTATAGTTTTGCAAGTTCCTCATCCCATTCAACGGCAGTTACTTCGCAATTTTTCCATAATAATCTATTACCTCCTAAACAAGCGTAGAGATTAAGAACCCGTACTGGTGCTAACATCGGTTTTGCAAAAGCAAGGGCTTCATCGGTTATTTTAACATTTGTATTTCTATCAATCATTAGTTCTTAATTTAAAGTTTAGTGCTTCTAATCCCTTGCCATCGCAAAGCCCTCGAACGTTAAATGCAATGTTTTTCCCTTGCCACACATTCCGCTTCGTATCAGCATTTCGTTTGACAATGAACATCCATGATAGCCTTAAATATTTCAAAAGCTACTTGTGGAACGATAGCATTACCATACGCTTTTATACTTTCAGTTCTCCATTTAGGAAAGGTAATAGTGTCCAGTTCTCTGGGAAGCCCATCATCTCCTCCACAAATTGCGGATTTAGTTGGCCATTCATTCCAGTCTGCTCGTAAATATCCTGTCCTATATCGTTCCCCCTGCCCCTCTGTGTGCCATTGTTCTTGCCCTTCCAATCCCTTGCTCTCGGTGTTGCATAAATTCCCAGCTTTTCCATCGTTGGTTTGTAATTGCTCATTATTTCCTGTGCCAGCGTTCCCGAATTTCCCGATACAGGATTTTTCTTTCCCGAACTTACTTCCCCGTCCATCCGTGTCGGTGTTTTCAGTAATCCCATTGCTGCCATTCGTCCTATGTTCAAACTGTGGCTGTCCTTCCCGTCCTTCGTTTTCCTTCTGCCATTCGGTGTTAGTTCTGCTTCCGTTGTTGGTTCTTGCGTTGTGGGAGTAGGCAATAAACCAAACTCTATCCCGTCTGTGTGGAGCATTTTTGGCACAAGCTGGAAGTACATACGGGAACACTTCGTACCCCTGAGCTTCCAAGTCAGTTTGCACCTCATCGAATACCAATCCCCCATCCCAATTAATGAGGCCGCTAACATTTTCACCCACAACGTAGGTCGGCTGAATCTCCCTAACTGCTCTAAGCATTTCGGGCCACAAGTGGCGTTCATCCTCTTTCCCTTTTCTTTTACCTGAAATACTGTAAGGTTGGCAAGGGAACCCTCCGGTGAGTATATCGCATTGTCCTCGGTAAATAGTAAAGTCTGTTTTAGTAATATCTCCATGTCCTTTTGCTTTTGGAAAATGATAACGTAAAACTTTTTGCCCAAATTCGTTCCATTCGCTCCATGCGATTGTTTCCCAGCCCATCCATTCGGCAGCTAAAGAAAATCCTCCTATCCCTTCAAAAAGTCCTATGTGTTTCAATCTCTTTTATAATTTAAAGTTTCTAATGCTCCGCAGCTAAAAACACTGCATTTAACATGGGGTTTTATGCAAGTCTGGCTGACGAATAAGTGCTGAACTGATTGCTACTATCATCTTCACCTATGGGCTGAACATTTGCCTTTCAAATATCAGCCCTGCATAAAGCCCTTGCGTTAGCGGTAATACTACTGCGTAACATTTTCAGCCTTTTCTTTAAATTCAATTTTCTTAAAAGTGCCGTCTAAATAATGGACAAAACAATTTTCTCTATAAAAACTCTTTTCCATTTTTTCTAAAGGCTCACCATAAATTGAAGGTACTTCTGAACCGTCACTTTCGTAAGCCCTGTACCATCTATCACCACAACAAGGGCAATCATTGCCATTATCACATCCATCAAAGTACAAACCAATATCTTCTGCTCTTGTATTTGCATTGTCTGCGTTTAATGCTTCAATAATTACATATTCGCAAATGCCTTCTTTTTCTGAATTTGAAAACGAACCACCAGAATTGTTTTGTCTGTATTCGTAAAATTTAGTGTTTACTGTACGTTCCATTTTGTTAAGTTTTTTTGTTTGACAAACCCTAATTAAATTTACCATACTACCGCTAACAAGGGTTTGTAGCAATAGGGGTAGAAGTGCTTTAATTGAGCTGTGTACTTCTAATCAGCTTTTGTGGGTGGTTGAACAGTGGAAGCTATAAATCCCTACTGCTACAAGCCCCAGAACGTTAGGTGCAATGCTAAACCAACTCCGAAATAGCATCAATACCATCTTCAATTTCACGTTTGCCATTTTCGATAGCTTCCAAGCCTCTATCAAAACTATCCAATAAGGTTTCTAACTCATCATACAATTCACGCAACTTATCTCTCTCTGTTGCGATTTTTTCTTTTGCCTTTTCAATTTTAGTCAAAACTGATTTTAATTCTTTTGCATTCATCTTTTTAAAAATTTGTGAGAAGCACTGCACCTAACAAGGTATTGCCAAAAGCAGGGCTTCATCTGTTAATTAATCTTTTGTACTTTTATTGGGCATTTGCACAAGGTTGAAACTTTTTCTTTCAACCCCCTGCCTTCGGCAATACCCGAACCGTTAACTGCCATTTGTGGACACACCCTGCAAGCACTTGCATTTATCCTTTAGTGGACAGTTATTAATTGTTTTATACTCGTCTTTTAAATTTGACGGACAACTTGCAGATGCAATTCGGTTTAATAATTCATCTTTTGCTATTTGCAGGGTTCCGGTAAAGTAATCATGCTTTTTTGCGACTTCGAGAAAGTTTATAATTCTTTCCAAAGCCCATTTCATAGCCTGGAAATCTAATTGCCATTCATAAGCAGCTTGTTCACCAACAGCAAACAGGCTTTTTTCATCCGTCCATAATCCTTTATGGCTGGTATATTTTTCAATAACATCTTTATGCCTCATAAAAATTTATTTTCCAGTTACAAATTCATTTACCCAATAATCAGAAACCATTATAACGCCTCCGTATTTATTTTTATACCAATCCATGTAATCCGACAAAATAGTTATTTCATCTATTGTTTCCTTTGCTTCTTGAACGCTATCCACATGGATTGTTTCATTGAAGTTTTTAGAACCGTTTTTTCTGATACATACCATATCAAAATAGGCAGGGTCGCTAAAAATTTCGTAGCCTTTATAATTATTCATATTTTTATTTTTTTTAGTGTGACAAAAAACGGCAGTTAACATGGGTATTTATTAAACTGGGGCGGACGAAGAACACTCATCAATATTTTTTCAATTTAGCTGCATCTATGGGCTGGGCGGACTGTCCGCTATTGCCCCAGCTTCATAAATACCTGAACGTTACACGAAACCTATGCGAACATCCCTAATTCTTTAAAGAGACGTTTATTCGCAATCTCTACATATTCTGGGTTCAACTCTATGCCGACAAAGTTACGATTGACTTTCCTTGCATAAATACCAGTTGTTCCACTTCCAAAGAACGGGTCAATTACAA